ACGGTAAGTAGCGCGGGAGTGGTGACGGCGAGATAAGCCTGATAGATCGCAACTTGTCCGGCATACGGCGCATAAAGTCTGGCGAGGCCATCGCGCTCGATCGCTCTCCAGCCCTTGTCCTTAATGCACTTATGCTCCCACAAACATTGATAGCGCAACGCCGGCAGCGGCGGTCCGTCGATGATAATTCCGTCGGCGTGGCCGCGGAATAATCCACCAGCAGTTTCAAATTTAAGTCGTTTTGGCGGCGCGAACTTGAACCCGGCAGCGATCAGATGCTGGCGCGTTAGTTCTTCAAAGAAATGCCCGCGCTGAAAAATATCCTTGATGCGTCCCGGAAATACCGGGTCAACGATCCAATCGTATTGCACTTTGCGCAAGCATTCGCTGCCGATGCTACTGGCGCCGAGATAGTGGCGACAATTCTCGCTCGGCAGCTCGGCGCGTTCGATCAGCTCATTGATCAGCTGATTGATCGGCTGTTCCGACAAGTTCGAGCGATTGAAATCCAGCGCGATGCTCAAGGTTTTTTCCTCATACAGGTTGATACATTTCAGCCCGCATTGCCGCAGCAGCCCCTTCAATGCCAAACGCAGCGATCTGATCGCGTCGACGCCTGGCAACGCTACAGCGTCATGACGAATTTCACGGGACGAAAGGGATTGGGTTGTTGAGCTCCCCGAGTTCCGACTTGCGCAGGATAAGCTTGCCTGCTCCCTGGTCCCGCGCGATTTCAGCCGCGGTCATCAGTCGCCATGCCAGGAGCAAAAAGTTCGTCATGGTGTCTTTCGACCAGGCTTCGAGCGACTGTGACCAGTCGATGGCAGCCTGATCGGCCAGCATTGGCAGGATTGAGCGGACAACGGCGACGTCACAGGGCGACGGGTTGAGCCCGGTCAGGCGCACCGTCTGCTCCTGGTTGAGGCCTTCTTCGATCGCCTGCTCGCACCTTGTCTGAATCCAGCCGAAAATTGCCGCGGTTACGAGCCAGCCCCACTGCAGATTGCTGAGCTTGCCGACCGGCGTCGTGGTCGCCAGGCCGTTGCAGTTCAGCGCGATTTTGCGTGCGGCGGCGATCGCGGCTTCCGTCGCCTTCGCCTGCCACGCATCCTCCTTCTTCGTGAGCTCGCTCATGATCAACGCCCCCATTCCGGCCGCGCGATCGAGCCCGCGGGCGGTGTTGTTGGCGCTGGCGCCGATGCGCCGCTATTCGCCTGCTTGGCGGTGATTTGCTCCGGCTGTTTCCAGCCTTGCCGGTCCAGCGTGATCACTTCCAAAATCGTGTTCTTCGCCGGGTAGTTGCCCTCAGGCGGGCGCACGCCGAGGCGGGCAAGGAAGCGGATCTGGTCGAAATCGGCCCAGCTCGATACTTTGCGGGCGTTCTGCGCGGCCTCGCTGTTGTCGTCGGGGCGGATTCCCCTCGCACTCTCAAGGATTGCGCGGAACAGTCTGCAGTTAATCTCCCCCGCTTCCGCGTGCCCCTGTGTCGTGCCGCGCATGGTGTATGGTTGCCAAAATTTTCTCTTGGCATATTGCTCGGGGCTGACGACCACAAATTCGCAGTCGAGGTGTTCACTGGCGCCGTCAGCAGCGCGCTTGAGCCAACTGTCATCGCCGGCACCGCCAGGGCGGATATTGAGTTGCAAGGTGACGATTGTTTGCGCCGGGATGACATCGAAGCTGCGTTGTTTGCCGGCGGTGTTGAAGTCGAAGTTAGTCGCTGCATCAGTCATGGTTTAGTTCTCCTTTCGGGTTACGGTCATCCTGATTAGTGAGTTTGCTAAGTAGTTTGCCGAGATCCGGTTCTTCGATCTGCTCGAGCCGCCCGCTGCGGTCTTTGGCGGGATAGCCCCATGGATTTGGATTGGTGCAGACGAAGCCGCGGATCGGCGGTTTGCCATCGCCGAAATCCAGGAACTGATAAGTGATGATCTGATCGACGATGCCGGGCAGCTCGCGCGCGGTTTTTGCGCCTTCGCTTTGCAGCTGCCATTCGCCCCGGTTGACTTCGTCGACGACGCGCTCGAGGATGCCGACAAAGATCACATTCTTGGCGCGGGCGTGCTGCAGCTGATTGAGCCACAAGATCATTTCGCGCGCATGCAGGCCGTAGGCGCCGCGGGTGTCCTTGCGCCCGGTACGCTCACTAAAGGCCTCTGGCTGCTGCTCGGCCCAGCGAAATGACAGTCTGGTGATCGCCGTCAGACTGTCCACGAAGATCGTTTGATAACGATCGAGATTTTCGAGCGCACCGCCAATCGCTTCGTAATGCGCTGGTGAGTAACACGCTGTCGGCGGGAAACTCTTATTTGGTCCACCGATCCGGCACGCGAGGTCACGCGCATCAGGCCAGGTATCGATCCTAATAGTGGGCACCGGCAGATCGAGCACCGCCAGATCGCCGGCTTCGATATCGACGAATAGCGTCCGATCGGGATCGAGCTTGCGCAGCTGGGTGGTTTTGCCGACGCTGGTCGGGCCCAGGAGCAAAATTTTGGCGCCGCGGATTTCGCGTAATCTTTCATCTGCGCTGATGATCTGCATCGTTCCCCCTTATTTCTTAATTTGTGTGAGTAGCAGTCGCGCCGCCTCAGTCCTCTGATCGGCCAAGGCCCTGACTCCGCCGGCGGCGAATGCAGCAACAGCCTTCAGCAGATCAGCCAGACGCCGTGCCGCGCCGGCGTTGAACTTGCAGAAGACGCCGCCGGTAATGCAGGCAAGCTCGGCATATATCCCAGCGACGTACTCGTTGCTGCCTTCTTGAAACATGAATGCCGGCACGCCGCCGAGCTCGCGCGCCTCGGTATAGAGATCAACCGGCACTTCCTCGCAGGCATCCGAAACAATGATCAGCGCATTGAGCTTTTCGCGCGCATGTTCGGGCGGGCGTGCGCGAGCACCTTGCGGATCTGGGTGTGTCCGGCCGCGCACGTCACGCGCGACATCACGGCTGCGAGAGATGGCGCGTCGGATTGCCAGTGTGAGGCGACGCATTGGCCGCCGCGATAGTAGACGAGCTGAACGTCGAGACTGCCGATCCCGGCGATGGTTTCAAACATTTGGCCTTGCAATTGTGCGGCAGTGTCCCAGGTCGGCTGCCCGCTCGCGGTGGCATCGATTGCGAGGATCAGCCGGTCGCGGGCTGGATTGACACGCGAGAAGAACGCTTCGAGGTGCGCGCGCGTCGGAATGACAGGTGTGCTTGTCATCACATGTCCTCGCGCTGGTTTGCCGGTTCTTCCACGCTGCGCTTCAAGAAGGTCGGAATGCCGAGATCGTCGGGGATGCGCAGTTCAACCGATACCGGAGCAGCTGGCGCGGTGGTCACGGCTGGCGCGGAGCCGTGACGGCGATCGGCGAAGCGCTTCTTGAGCAATGACCACCAAGCCGCGGGCAACGCCGCTAACAAGGGCTCGAGGCCGATGGCGTCGATTGCCTTCCGGCGCTCTTCCAGGCTGGCCGCCATCCAAGAGGCTAGGATGTCTAGGTGGCTCGTCTGTTTTGTTGGCTGATCGGGCTTGATGGCTGGCGTCGGTTTCTTGCTCTTGACCGCATGAGCCCTGGGCAGCGGTGACAGCTTCCGAATTGCCCTTTCGATCGTGAGACCGGTCAAATCCAAATCCGACTTGCAAGTCGGATTTGCCGCCACCAAGCGCGCGAGGTGCATATACCGCTCGGCCTGACGCTCGCCGACATCGCAGCGCTTCAGAAACTTTCTCCACTGGCCGTGCGGCGTCAGCTCCTTGGCCGCGATCAAAGCGTGGCCACAGTCAATCGCGTACTTGATTGCATCAGAGAATGCGGTGCGGACCCCGGCATGTGCCGCCCGAATTTTGCTGGCGAGGGTGGCGAGCTCGCCGCGCGCGGGCAGCGCGACTTGCGCGCTGGGAACCGGAAGTGTATTTAGCATCTGCTACCTCATTTCCCGCGCGTGGCGGCGCGGTGTTTGAAGTTCGGGGCGGCCCGGTTTCCTAAGCCGGGCCGCTTGCTGTCGCCCTTGACCGC